TCCCATGTACCATCATTAGAAGCATCATCTAATAAAACTAAATCATGTTCAGTTCCATAACATTCTAAAATTGAATTTACCGCTTGTTGAAGGTAAATTTTATTATTTCTTGAGGGGATTACAAAGCTTATTCTCATTATAAATTTCCTTTAATTAACCAAATGATAGTATGAAAATCACCAGGGATAGGTGAATTTACGGTTCCTAATTTACTTTTCCAAACTACATTATATCCTTTTTCTTCCATTGTTTCTAATTTATAGAAACTAATATGCTCTCCAAAACAATCATCTTCAGTATCCACTGTAGCTAAAATTAAATATTCACAATGGTCTAAACAATTATTTATAAATTCATAGTTTTTACCTTCTTGAAAATGTTCAACTGTTTGTAAACAACTAATTATTCCATAATTTGTATCTAATGGATTTAATAAGATATCTCGTTGTTCCCAATTAATTTCTGAGGAACGTTTTTTATTTTCTTCAATCATTTTTACTGAAAAATCGGTTCCTGTGATTTCCCAATCAGGAATTATATGTTTTTTCATGTACCATAGAATCCCTCCATGAGCGCATCCTATATCAATGAATGATTTATTTTTTACAATCTCATGATTTTCTTTTACTAATGCTATAGTACATCCCATATCAGCCTCTAACCAATTTTCCCAATCTTCAGGGCAAAATGATTCATAAGACTCTCCAAAATGACCATATGATTGCTCATGTTTATCTTCCCAATGGGATTGTTCATTATTTCCTCTAAAAAGATCACTCATAACTTATTTTTTTAAAATATTCATCCAATATTCAATCATTTCATCCATCATGCTCTCAAATGTATAAGTTGGAGTCCATCCTAATTCAGTACGGATTTTTGTTGAATCTCCTTTAAGATAAGGTAATTCTTCAGGACGTAAAAACTTTGGATTTTGAACAACATATTCTTTATAATCTAAATCTAATTTTCCAAATACATATTCACACATATCTCTTACTGAACGTGTTTCTCCAGTTGATACAACCCAATCTCCAGGTTTATCTTGTTGAACAATCAAATGCATTGCTCTAACATAATCATATGAATGTCCCCAATCACGGTAAGCATCCATATTTCCTAATTCTAATTTATCTAAAATACCTAATTTAATTTCAACTGCACTTTTAACTACTTTGTTTGTTACAAAGTTTGATCCTCGTCTTGGTGACTCGTGATTAAATAAAATACCATTTGAAGCATGTAACTTATAGGCATTGCGATAATTACGCACGATATTGTATCCAAATACTTTAGTACAGCCATATGGTGAAACTGGGTTCATTGGAGTTGTTTCACGTTGGTATCCGTCTTCATCAACGCTGCTCCCAAACATTTCTGAGCTACTTGCTTGATAGAATTTAGCATTGGGGCATGAGCGTCTATAAGCTTCTAATACATTCAATACTCCTAAAGCATTTGTTTGAGTGGTAAATTGAGGAATGTCATAACTAATTCGTACATGACTTTGTGCGGCAATGTTATAAATTTCATCAGGTTGAATTTTATCTAATAAATGTTCAATACTAGATTGATCTAATAAGTCACCATAATATACATGAATTTTATCTCTTAAAGATTCAATTCGGCTTTGTTGATGTTCTGGGGTTGAATTTCTTCTAATAATTCCGTGAACTTCATATCCTTGTTCAATTAAATATTCTGCTAAGTAGGAACCGTCTTGTCCTCCAATACCTGTAATAAAGGCTTTTTTCATATAACTATTTATTTTTAAAAATTTTCATTTGTGTTAAATTAGGCCAATCATTTACTGTCCATTGTTTTGGTGTTGTTGTTTTTGCCTGAGGTAATTTGTCTAAACCAAGTTGTGCAGTTTCAGGGGTCATATAATAATGGTAACCAAATGATGAAATATCTTGTTCTCTCCATGGAATGTTTGGAAGTCTACCATCATATGACATTTTTTTCAATTCAATTGCATCTTTTTCATTATCTAATAGAATAATACCTCCACGACCTAAACTTAAATGTTTTTGGTATTGGAAAGATAAACTCATATATGTTCCAGGAACATAGCTATTTGGTTTCCATAACACGGCTGCATCGATTATATTATCTGTAAGATAATAATAGTCAATCCAATTTTCATTTTTCCATTCTAATTCAATTTGTAGTTTATTAGCTAAAAAGGGAATTGATATGTAAGTATTTTTAGGTACAGTAATATGATCTGCTAAAGTATATCTTAAACAAAGTTCAACACCATGAGTACAACTATCGACTGCTATAGCGTAAGGTGCTCCAAAAAATTCTGCAACTTGGTTTTCAAATTCGGTTACTGTATTAAAATTCATATCCTAATTTTTTTGCGTTTTCGATTATTTTAGTTGGGTCTATTTTTTTCTTTAACACTGCTGGGTTTCCTTGGTAGATTCCCCATTCTTCGGTATCACCTATTAATAAACTTCCTGCTGTTAATAATACGCCTTTTCTTAAGCGAGCCCCCGGAAGAACAATAGCATTTGTACCTATGTTTGAAAATTCTTCCATTATTACAGGTTCAATAATTTGTTTACCTTTTAATTCACTTGGTATCATTGATCCAAATAATCCACTATCATCAAAACGATCTGAGCCACATATAATTCTAGCTCCGGCCATTATATTGTTGAATCCTTTACATTCAAAATAACCAGTTTTACCTCCTATAATTGTAACATAGGGACTAATATGAGTATATGAACCGATTTTTAATTTAACAGTACAATAAAATCCTTTATCAATAGCAGTATGATCTCCTATTTCATATGGTTGTTTTATTTCTATATCGGTGTGAGAGTAATTATCCATTATAATGTTCTGAATGGTAGGTTTTTAGAAGTGTGTGGATATTTTGACTTTTATAATCAGGATCCATTAATGGAAGAATTTTATCCCATTCATGGTAAGCTGTGTTTCTACTCCATAGAGCATGATTACCTCTCTTAAATAATTCTTCTATTTCTTTATTATTTAAACTATTTACTTTATCAACAGCTTCCTCTACTGAGTTGAATAAGATGTATTCATCTTCATGGTAATAGTCTTCTAATTCAGGTGCTGGTTCTGAGAGTAAAATACAATGTGAAGGAATTTCAATAACTCTACCTTTAAGTTCTCTTCTATCTCCAACAGCATTCATACTTAAATTTAAGCTAAAATTAGATTCTGATAAAATATATTTGATTTGTTCATAGGTAGCGCTTTGTGGGATGACATCAACTCCAATGTTTTGAGTAAATTCATTTAATATCTGGGGTCTATTTCCATGCATTCCTCCATAAAAACTTATATTTCTTGTTTTAGGACGTTTATCAAAACACATTAAATTTGGATTAAAACCCCATTTCATTTTTAAGAATCCATCTTCAGCAAGTCCATCTCTAAGACACCATTCTTTTGTACCTTCAAAATTTATAATTCCATCAACAAACGGAATCCATAGTTTGACATGATTATCATAAAATCTATGCATGTCTGATTGAAGTAAATATAATTTAGTTATATCTCTAAATCTAGCAAATTCAGTATGGATTGCTTTAAAATAATTTATGAATATAACCATGTATGGTTTTTCATTTTTTACCTTAGAATAAAACTCATCTGGATTGTAGTTGGAGTAATTTTCATAATGGACTTCGTACCCCATTTTATCTAAAATTCCATACCAATAAATCACAGCTGCACTATAATCATCTATATTTTCATGATTATGTTCAAAAACAAAAAATATCTTTTTCATATTATAAGAATGTTTTATCTAAAGCCTGCCCTTCATAAGGACCTGTTTTATATTCGTAAACCAATGTATTATCTTCTTGGATTTCGTAATTATGTCCACCTTCTAAGGTAAATGATGCATCCCCTGGGTATAAGATTGGAGTAGCTATAAGTTGATCATCTGTATCATAAAATATACATTTAACACTTCCTTGGATTACAATCCAACTTTCTTGAGCAATTACATTTCGTGTACGTTCTTTCCAAATATGTTTATGTGGTTTAAAGGTCTTACCTTTTTCCATATTAAGTAAAGCACATTGAATAAAATGATCTTCAGGTACTACTTCTACTCGCCCAGGTGTTAAATCTTCTTTTCGAACAATTACGTGTAATAATTTGTTCGGATCTATTTTACTATAAATTTTTTCCATGATTTAGACTATTGAGTGTAAAAATATATGATGAGCCATTTCAACTTCCCCATAATTAACAGAATCTACCCAATAATTCATTTTAACATTATTGTATCCTAATAAGTTTAAGTTATTCATAGGAGAAAATCCACTTAATAAAATCATTGGGATGTTTAATTCATTACATTTATGAGCAGCATTTACAATGTTTGCGCTATTACCTGAAGATGAAATCAAAATGGCTAGTTGGTTTGGGGAGTAATTATACTCTATGAATTTAGAGTACATGTTTTCTATTCCATAATCATTAGTCATCATACTCAACATATCCGAAGCATTAGGTACGTAACATCTCTTATTGAGGAATTTTGTATAATCTACAGCCATGTGGGAAGCTATTGCATTACTCCCCCCATTTCCTATCAAAACAATTTCAGTAGCATCTAAAACTAATTGTTTTAATGTAGAAACCTGTTCTGGTGATATTTGGTTGATTATGTTAGATAATTTATTTAAGTTCATTTAGAATATTTTTTAAATTTTCAATAACATATTCTTGTTCTTCTGTCGTGATTTCAGCATAGAAAGGTAACCATAACCCGTATTCGTGGAATTTATTTGTTTGTGGTAAATCCACGTGGTTAAATTCATTTTTAAATACTGGTTCAATATGGATTGCTTGAATATCCCATTTACATCCGATACCTTTTTTTCTAAGAGCATCCACTACTTGATCTCGGTTAAAGTTTTCATTTAACAATAAGTGGAAGTTTTGCCAGTTGTATCGAGTACAATAATCCGGAATTAAATTAGCTACTTGAGCATAATCTTTTAATTCAGTTTCAATTAGATGATTGTAATATTTACCTGCTTTATCTCGCATTCCTACTTCTTGATCAAAAACAGTTAATTGAGCAATACCTACAGCAGCAGTAATATCTGAAATTTTAAAGTTACCACTGATTTTATCGAATGATTCTTTAAGTAAGTATGTTGCTCTATCTCTTTCTAATGGGCTAATAGTTGTTCCAAATGCTCTATATGAACGTAACCATTCAGCTTGTTCAGCATCTCGTGTTACAATCATTCCACCTTCACCTGTAGTTAAACATTTTCTAGCTTGGAATGAATATGTGACTAAATTTCTCCCTTTACCGATTTTATTTCCTTTATATTCAGTACCTAAAGCACATGCTGAATCTTCAATAACAGGAATGTTATATTTCTCAGAAATTGCATTGATGGCATCCATATCACATGGTACACCCATTTGGTGAACTACAATAATAGCTTTTACTGAATTAGGGAAGGATAAAATTAATTGTTCAATTTGGTTGGCTTCAGGAACACCTAATTCATTTACATCACACCATAAAGGTGTAGCTCCTACAAGTACGGGAGCAAATCCGGTTGCTACCCAAGACCAAGATGGACAAATAACTAAATCGTTTTTACTATATCGTTTACCACCATTAAGGCACATTAAAGACATTTCAATAGCACAAGTACCATCTGAAACAGCAACGTAATGACCTTCTGGGTCTTCATTGTATTCTTTAATTGCTTCTTCAAATTTAGCAATTGTTGGACCTCCAGAAATCCATCTAGTATCTAATACTTTTTCAATTTCATTTAAAATTGCTTCTTTATTTAAGAAAGGTCTGCCTAATGGGATTGATTTTGTTTGCATATTATATTATGTTTTATAAGTTAGTTAAATATAATAATTCTTTTTGGATTTTCCAAATAAAATTGTTAGTATTCAAAAATATGTTTTTTCGGTTCGATTGATTGAGAAAATCATCTAATTGTAAATGGAGATTAGATTGAGATAAATCCAATAAAATTTCTTGTGGTTGTGTTTCTATTAATTCATACCCAACATTTCTATTTTTATCTAAACCATCAATCTTTTTATAATGGGATTGGTGGAAATATACATTATCATTTTCCCAAACTATACTACCATTTTCTCCAATGATCTCTATTTTCCTAGTTTTAGAAGGATATCTCCAAGAACTAAAAAATGTGGTAACATGATTATCAGAAGATACATCTAAGAATAAAGTATCGGGTTGAATTGGGTTATCAAACGAATTTAATAAACGCCCACCAATTATATCAGTTTTTGTAGGTTCAAATAATGCCTGGTAGAGATATAAGTCATGTATAGCATAATCTTCTATAATAGAAACATCTGTTCTAATTCGAGGTCCCATAGATGCTCTCTCAAATCGGCTATAAATTATATTACCTAAAATTCCTTGATTAAGTATATCTTTTATATATTTGTATTGAGGTGAACTTAAGAAAATATATCCAGGGAAACAATTGTTAAATTCACTTCTATTAGATTCAATCCCACATGGTTTTTCTACTAGAATATTTGAATCTGGTATGTTTAGTTGATTTTTTAAGTTTAAATGCAATTCAGCATTTGTAGCTATGATAGCATGAGTGTACTCAACATTTACTTCTTCTATTGAATTAAATAAAGGGACAGTAACATCTACTACAGGATTTGGGTCGACTACACCTACTAATTCATGTTGAGATGAAAGAATGGTTTTATACCAATTTTTACCCCAATATCCACAACCTACTAATAATATTTTATTCATATTAAAACTCTATTACTTTAAAACCATCTCCTATTTTTATAGGGATTCCATTTTTTACTTGTTTATCTTTTTCTACTATAACTAAAAAATAACCACCTGCTCCAGCTCCAATTAGTCTTTTAGCTAAAACATCGTTTAATTTATTTTCTAAATTACTTATTTTACCATTACTTACTTCAGGGGAGGTTTGTTTTTTTAATTCCCACCCTATATTAATTTCCTCAAAAATTAGTTTAGATTCATTACGTTTAATGTAATTATCTAAATTAACAACAGAATCCATAAGATTATGAATTTTATCAATATTTAAAGAAGATAATACATTAGTTGATGATCTAGTTACCCCTGTAGGTATCAAATACATATCATATGATTCAAAAAGAGTAGTTTCATAATAAGAAACATTAGATAATCCTGTTGGATTAAAGTCTAATTTTTTGAATTTATCAAATACACATCCATAAATGTCTTGATAACCCGTTAATGGGTTGAATGTATGTTCTATTTTTAACGCTAATTCAGCTAACTCAAATTTATTTAATGTTTTGTTTGTAAATGCCAAAGCCGCATTTATCATAGATATTAAATAGCTAGAACTGCTAGCTAAACCTGATCCTGTGGAAGATATATCTGATGTGAAAATAATTTCAACGGGAGGTAAATTAAAATGTTTGATTACTTCTCTTGCGATATCGTTTCTAATCTCATCTGGTTCTAAGCAATTTTCTATACTAGAATAAATAATTTTGTAGTATTTAGTACTGCTTGGTTTTAATGTGATATATGTGTATAAATTAGGAGTAAATGTAATAACCGATCCTTTACTATACTTGTCTAAGTATACTTGTAAATCGGTTGAACCTCCAGCTAATGATATTCTTAAAGGACATTTACTAATTATCATTTTCTACTTTATAAGTAATAAAAACTTTTTTCCCTTCAACCATAAAATATGCTGGGAAATTTATGTTGTCACAGACTCTAATATCATCCCACAATTCATTTAAGCTTTTAGTGGAATCTAGTAATGAGTCAGAAACATTTCTTTTTTTAGTATAACTTGATTTTCCGGTTTGTTCTCTTAATACTATGTAACCTTCAATTAATTCATCTAAAAATGATTTTAGTGCTTGTTGGATTACATCATTGCGTTTAATACTTAAAGTTTCATAAGTATCTAATTTATTAATACTTATATTACTTTGTAATACGATATTACCTCTATCAATATCTTTATCTGCTTTAAATAAAGATACAGTAAAGTTAATTCTGTTAGTTTTTACTGCCCAGTATATTGGAGCTGATCCTCTACCTTCAGGTAAAGTTGATTCATGAAATCCAAAAACTCCATATTTAGGTAGATCTAAATATTGTTCAGGTACAATATAATGTACTCCTGACATTAAGATTAGATCATATTTATCAGTTATTTCAGTATAGGAACTTAATAATGAATATTCAATGTCGTATTGTTCTATAATATCAGTAAGAAGTTTATGTCTAAATCCTAAAATTCCTATGTTTAGTTTTTTAGTAGTATCTATTTTTACAACCATTATTATAGTGTTTTAATCCATTCGTTCGTTTTTCTAATTCCTTGATTAATAGAATTTTTAGGTTCCCAACCAATAGATTTTAATCTTTTAACTGATCCAACTCTTTTATTTTCAATGTCGGTTCTATTTTCAGGTAATATATTAACTTCTAGTTGAACATCCAATTCGTCTTCAATTACTTTAATTAACTCAGTAATTGAAATTCCGGTTTCAGTAGATACATTGTATACTTCATTACTCCAATTCTCTGTTGATTTTAAAATAGCATTAACTACATCTTCAACATAAACTAAATCTAATATTTTTTCGTCAGGATTACCAAACACTGTAACTTGGTTTTTACCTTGGTTGATTTGACTTAACCAATTAAAAATAATTTCAGTATAAGCACCTTCACAATCCATTTTCACACCATATACACTAAAAAATCTACAAATTGAATATTGTAAATTATGAGATTTAGCAAACGTTCTCATTAAATTTTCAGTATAATATTTTGCGGCTCCATAAATAGTGTGTGGTTCACATGGATCTGTTTCTTCAATTGGGAAACGTTTTGGGTTATTATACACTGAAGCGGTTGATGAGAAGAATAATTTGATATTATTTTCTGCACAATGTCTGGTCACATTCAACCCAGCATCTGCTAATAATTTATGTCCTTCTAATGGATCTTTAGCACATCTGTTTATACGAGTAGCAGCTAAATGATATATAACTTCAATGTTATCTAATTGGGAGAAATCAAATTCAGATACTTCAGCTTCAATAAAAATAAATTTATCACCTAATAAATGTTTTATATTTCTTAAACCATTTGTTCTTACTAAATTATCAAGTAAATATATTTTTTCATATTTATCTTGAATGGCCTCGGCTAGATGACTAGCCACAAAACCTGCTCCTCCTGTTATAACTGCATTATTCATTGTCTAATAATTTTTGATATTTTTCTTTCAATTTATTTAAATAATAACCAGCTAAATCTTTTTCATTTAACTTACCATCAATTACTTCTAAAGTAGTTGTATATTGAGACATTCTATAAAACCAACAAGGTGTTGGAATGTATTGAACTTGTTTTTTATAAAATAGAACTCGAGTCCAATATTCAAAATCACATACACCTCTAAAGTTATCTAAATCAGGTTCTCCAATTTCATCATGAAGTGATTTTTTATATATTGTACCTGGGGCTGGTATAAAATTATTTGTTCGAGTAATTGTTTTATTAGTAACTCCAAGCCAATAATCAAAATGCATACGAGGGTTAGAGTAATCTACAGGTGATATAGGTCCCATAGATTCTCCAGTGGTAACCATATTTTCTGATACTTTAAGGCCATTACAATAGACTAGATCACAATTAGTTCTTTCGAATGTATCAACTATATTTTTATAAAAGAAAGAAGTAAATACATCATCTTGTCCTGTATTGTGAATTAAGTCTCCTTTAACTAAAGGTAAAGCTCCAACCCATCCACCCGAACACATTTTTTGACCAAAATTATAGTCACTATAGAAGTATTCTATATCTAAATCTTTTACTTCATTTTCAATTTCAACGTCTCCATTATCATTAAATACAATATATTGATAATCAACATTTGCATCTTGTAATGCTTTTAAATTTAATATAACCGATTCTCGAATTAATGGATTAAATCGAAATGTGTTGTGTATAACTGTTATTTTCATTTTGCTGGATTTCCTTTAACGGTTGTATTGTCTGGGATGTCTTTTGTTACGACAGCACCTGCTCCTATAATTACATTATTTCCTATTTTAACTGGAAGGATAGTTGCATTGGAACCTATACGGACATTATTTCCGATAATGGTGGATCGTTCAACCCATTCTTCTCTACCTTCAGTAAATTTATCATTAGTAAACATAACTCCATGAGCTATAAAACAATTTTCTCCAATTTCAACTCCAGAGCAAATAAAACTATGAGATGATATTCTTGAATTGTTTCCAATTTTGACATTGGATTGGATTTCTACAAATGGGCCTATGAATACGTTATCTCCTAACTCACATCCGTATAAATTAGTATAATGAGATATAGTTACATTATCTCCTGTTTTTACATTTTTCATGAGTTTAATATACTAAAAAGCTTTTGCTTAAACAAGTCTATTTTATAGTATTTATTATAATTTTCTTTAGCTTCTTGGCTACATTTTTTATAAAAATCTTGATCAGTGACTAATTTATTAGCTAATTTTCTAGCGCTTTCTATATCAGCAATATCAACTGATAATTCAGGGTGGCATAAACGTTGAGTATCTACATTTTGATTTCCTATACAAGGGATTCCAAGATAAGCACAATTTAAACTAAATGTACCTGCGGCTATGGTAGGCATCAAATGTACTGCGTATTTAAACTTACTTAACTGTTCAATCCATTCATTCCACATTACTCTAGGTAAATGATTAAATAATTGTTCTTCACCATTTCTCATAGCATGAGAGGTTTGACCCCATATTTCAACATCAAATTCTTGAGCTACTAAATAGCTTTCAAACCCACCGTACCATCTTGCAAAATTACCACCTATGATAGCTTTTTCTTCATATTTAGGGATAATATGAGATATATTATCTTCTATCATAAGAGTAGGTAAAGCATAAATTGGTTTATTAGGAACTAATCCTTTATAATAAGTTGTATCATATTCATTATGAGCAAAAATAGCATCACAACTTGTTAACAAATTATAAAAATTAATTTGATCCGCAAGTTCATAATCATTGTACCACCAATGGGGACCTTCTTGCATATAATAAACTTTTTTATTATTTTGTTTTAAAATAGTTATTATATCAGAAGAAAGTAAATCAGATACTGGGTTGGTTTGATTTGATAAAGATGATCCTTCAGCACTTAAAAACGTTTTGCCTTTAGGAAAAATTACAAATATATGATCGTAATCTTTAATGTTGGTGAATTGACGAATATTCTTATGTTCAGCATCTAAAGCATACATCCAAGCAAACTCTGTTCTCATATTAGGGTGATTTGAAGGAATTTTACCTTCAAACCCCATCTCAGTTAAAAAAGCTATTTTCATAGTGTATCGTAATAACTGTTTTGTTTTTCTTGTTTTTGGATTGTTTTTGGATGATATAAAGCAAAATACTCTACATCAGGCATTGCCGTATACATTTTAAAGCCGTCTAAACGCTCATGTACTTTGTTTACCCATTTGATTTCTGGTTTATTTTTCCATAAACGCCATTGCATGTCAGGCCAATTTACCCAACCTTCATCATTTACTCTCCATCCCCATTTTGCAATGTGTTCGGGAGTTAAACCTTCTACTGTGTTTACTCGTGGAATAAGGAAAACATCAATTTCTTCATTTTCCTCTAATATATCAGGTAAAACTGCTATTAGATTTTCATTAGGTATTTCATCAGCATCGATTTGGAAAATATAATCGCCACTACACAGACTGGTTAATTTATTTTTCCAGTCTGCGAAATGTCTTTCGAATTTTCCTTTATGCCATGTGAATTCTTTGTTTTGGGAGTGTGAACGTAGGAAGGTTTCGATTTCAGGGTCACCATTTGCTTCATCAAATAATATTACAATATTATCTTGTAGGCGTTTAGTTCGAAGCAAAAAGTTTACTAAACGTTGAATTTCATAAAATTCATTACATACGGTGATGGCATAACTTATTTTCATATCTCTTATTCAGGTAATATTCCAATAAACGAAAGGGCATCCATATAATCACGTTCTTCAAATGATTTCATGTTTTTCATATCCATTCTATATTTCATGAATTTTCCAGGTTTACCTGGGATTGGATGTTTTTTCTGGTCTTTTTTAGGGATTTCAATTGCTCTAACAGCAGCCCATCTCCAATTTGAAGTATTAGTACCATTAGCGAATACCATACCTTTATCCTCAACATTAATTGTATTTGGTAACCAAATTAATCCTGTTTCAGAATCAACCCAAGCTAAATCTTTATACAACTCAGGTAATGTTTCCATTTGTTGTATATAAAACTCATGGTCCTCTTTCATAAAAGAGTTGGTCCAGAATCCACATGAAATACTCATGTAAGTGTAAATTTCAGGGGCAACTTGTACTTTATAGCACAAGTCACCTCCTGATTTAGGGCAATTTATAATTTCTTCGTGTTGCATTTTTTATATTTTTTGAAATATTATTTGGTAATCCTTGAATATAAGTTGATATTCTTGGTCATGTATTATACTAAAAAAATCTACTCCTAGTTTAGGTGTATTTGATCGGTGTTCGTTTTGGGGATCGAACCATTCATAATCATCAAATATTAATATACCCCCTTTTTTAAGTAATTTATTTGCAAAATAAACATCTACAAAAGTATCATCCGCTCTATGAGAAGCATCAATATAAATAAAATCATACTTTTCTTCTACTTTAAATGTGGGAAGGATATATTGAGAAAATCCTTTGTGTATTTTAAAATTAATATGAGGGAAAAAAGAAATATTATGTCTAAAATTAGGTTCTATAAAATTAGATTTTTCAAGATTTTCTTTGGTTTGATTCATTCCTGATTCATTTAAAGAACCTTCAAATGTATCAACTATGTCATAGTTATAGGTTTTAGAAGAATCATTTAAGACATTTTCACATAACCAAACTGTAGCCCTTCCCTCATAACATCCTATTTCTAAAACATTTTCGATATTAGGGAATTGATTAAAAACTTGCCCCCATATTGGGATCATTGAGTCAAACCAAAATTCAGTGAATTTATATCTTTCAGAATAAACCATTAATTTACTTTTTTAAGTTTAGGTAGTTCAATTTTGTTTAATTTTGGTAATTGGATTTGGACCTGTTTTGGAAATTCAGGGATTTTAGTTGTAAATAATTCATCTAATTTATTTTTCATAGCATCAAAAGAGAATTTTGTTCTACTTTGGAAACCTTGACGTTTTGCATTGTCCGTATAATTTTTATAGTTTTCAAACATATCTTTCAAATAATGACCTACATGACCATGATCTACACTAAACCATTCTGCTTCAGCTAACAACATATTATTTGCTGCTGATGGGTGAACTTTAGTTAAAGTACCTTGTAAAAGAGTAACAAATTCTGGGTTTAAGTAGTCAATGTGTCCACTCCAATTTGTGGTGATGATTGGTTTGTTAGTAAGTGAAAATTCAAGTAATGGTCGACCAAATCCTTCTCCTTTAGTTAAGTTAACCATTGCTTTGATTTTAGAATGATTATAGATTTCATTTATTTCTACATCTGTAAATTCACCATGCAATAGATAAATGTTTGGTAAATTATTTGATTTAACCGTATCTTTAATCATTTTAATACGTTTAATCAACTCATCTCTATCCATGTAAGAAGAACCTACTGTTGATGTTTTTAAGATAAGTGCAGGTTTCTTTGATTTGTTTTTGAATGTTTCGTAAAACGCTTTTACTAACAAACCTACATTTTTTCTATCTTCACCTAAATTACCTTGCATCCAATGACCTACAAATAAATAAGCAAATTCTTCTTTTATATTAGATAAATCAAAGGTTGATTTTACTGGTTTGTACACATCTGTATTTGCTCCTTCAAAAATTACTTCGCTATCTGTTTTCCATTCAATAGTTCCTACGGTTTGATTTGTTTGTTGATCGCGTTTTTCAAATTTACTTTCTTTAAGTACTTTGATTGTATGTTCAGAAGAACCTAAAATTAAATTCATTCGATTACAACCTTCAATCCATTCAGCAGGTGCAATTGTTGTTTCAATTCCAGCTGTACATCCAATATTATATTTCCCTATGGGTTGAAATTCATTTGGAACTGTAATTTGCATCCAAATTTCAGGTTGAGCAGGTAATTGTGGTGTTTGAAGGATATGTTTTGTTAAAAATTCCCATTCAGGATTATTTTCAATAAAACTCATTGGGGTACTTCCCCATCGTTGAGGTAAAACTTTTACATCATATTTATCCAATTCAATGATCGCTTTAACGATATCGCGAGAACGTGCTCCATAACCTGAGTAGGTATCAATGGGGCAGCTTATTACAAAAGTTGGTTTACTCATAACTATTTTTTAATATACAAATGCGTGATTAATTTTATCTTCTTTAACGTCATTAACGTTGATTAATTCATATTTTTCGCGTGGAGTCCACGTGTTAAATAATTGATCTATCGCTATAATTGCTTTAGCTCCCATATCTTCACCTGTGAAACCTACATCATTTACTGCCCAATGTCTACCTGTTTTACCAAGTTCTTTTCGTTCAGTTCTATCTAAAGCATATACTTTACTGATTTGAACAGCTGCATCTTCAGCATTACATCTATCATCCCAAATATAAGGTGTTTTAGGTGAACCTTGGATTGAACGATTAGTTGGGAATACTGGGAATGCCCATACACCATGGTTTTTATATCTTCCTGTATGGTTTGATGGAATTTCGGGTGTTGGTTCAAACCAATTTCCAAATTCATCTTCAAATCCCATTTGATCTTGCATCCCACCAGTTACATTAGCGATAATAACGGTTCCTGCTAAAATTGCTTCGGTTAATGCTAGACCCCAACCTTCATTTGATGTTAATAAGATTTGAGCATCCGCAATATTATATAAGTAATTTAATTGTTTATTATCCAATTTGTTTTGAGAGAAATAAATAGCATCCGGATAATCAGGGAATAATATTTTACGTACTGCTTCTAAATCAGTTCCATGTTCTGAAATAACTTCGGTATGCATAATCATAACACATTTAGCTGCTTTTTCTTTAGGTAATGTATCTAAGAAAATTTTAAAAGCAAACATGGTATCTGGGATTTGTTTACGTCTGATGTTTCTTGAATTAAAAAATACAACGAAATCTTTTTCTTTACCTCCAAATAAATCGGATTTGAATTGCTCAAGTTCTTTCAATTCATTTTCTTTTTCAATTGGATAATACATTTCATGATTTAAACCATGAGGAACATATTCAATTACTTTATTTCCTCGTTTTTCACCTAAAACCAATTCATTAATTAATTTTGTTTGTTTGGAGATTGCTAATAATGCATCACATGATTCATAAAATGCTTTATTATATAATGGAGTTGGATAATCATCCCAAATATTTAAATAGATAATTGGCATTGTTTTTCTGATCTCATTTTCAATCATGAATAACCACTCAAAATATCTTGGATCGGTAATCAACATGATCGCATCTGGTTTTTCCATTTTAATTAGTTGTCTAATTAAATCAGCATCACCATATCCATCCACTGGGTATAGAAATACAGATGTATCATCTAAACCTGTATTCATATTAGTGTCTCCGCTTAAATCAAAGCGTTTACCTTTCTCAGGGTGATTAATTGCTCCAGCAATATTTACCCAATTAAAATGTTGGGCTGTGTTTAAAACTAATTCACGTGCTATTGTTGCTACACCTGAGTGTACTCGAATATCATCACAAATTAATAGGATTTTTTTCCTCTCATTCTGAGGGAGGTGTTTAAAACTTGAATTCATATAACTTTATTTGATTTGTAATTAAATGTAAAAATTTATTCTTCGATTTCCAAACTTAGATCACTATGATTATGAACTTGTTTTCTAAAGCTATCATCTGTTAAATAAAGATGAACTGCTCGTTCGGATAATTTTTGAAAGCTGAATTTGCGTTTGATGCATTCAACTTTAAACTGTTCAAATAGATCTTTATCTAATTTGACAGAGGTTAGTTGTTGGTTTTTTTCACTCATGGTATATTTTTATTTATTTATATAATATACATATATAAGGGAGATTAAAAAGTCGCAGAACATAAGTGAGTCTTATGAAATGAACACCAATTACAATTTTTATGTGGGGTTGGTTGATGTTCAACATCTTTATACCCATTTCGATCAAATGCTTGTTCCACAAATGCTTCAATTGACTTAGATACTTTATTTAATTTTACTTTACCCGATGCAGGTTTATATAACTGTACACGTTTAATTACAAAGTCTTCACTTTCATATAATTTACGTTTTACAATCATAAACTCAATATCTATATTTTCTATTGGATGATTATATATTTCAGCGAAATATTTTTTGTAGAGGATAAGTTGAAATTGTTTTTGTTCATCTGATTTTTCTCGTTTACCCCAACCTGATTTGCTTGTTTTAATGTCTATAATCTTGATTTTGTTTGTTGGTTCATGGTACATTACTATATCAAGGTATCCTTGAAATAATATATTGTATAATTTGGGGTGTGGGTGGAGTGCTAAAGGTAACTCAACTCCAACTAAATGCCAACCACGTTTAGAAAAATATTTACCTTTGTCTTTTGTAAATTCTCGAATAATAGAAACTCCATCTTCGTAAAAATCACTTAATTCCTCGGGTTTTACAAAGTGTTGATTATTATTTGCTTTGTATTGTTTTTTATATTCCTCGCGTAATGAATCTTGAAGCATTTCTGAGGTGTTTAGACGATCTGCTTCTGCTCCACTTTTCTCATACATTGTAGTCAAATATGCTTGAAGTACCTCGTGCAATGCGGTTCCAAAAACAGTGTGAATGGATGATGTAAATTGTTTATGTCCTTCTTTATATTGAAGTGACCATTTTTTAGGACATTCATTGAACATAGATAACTGTGAATAGGATACAAGTTTTTGGGTTGCAAAATCAATTTGAGGTAATTGTTTGCTCTTGATTTCCTTCAATAAGGGAGGTAACTTCTTTTTCATTGACTAAATGTACAAAACTTTTATTAAATTTCCAAGGAAAAAGAAACCTCCACGATAGCGACGTTGGAGGTTTCGCCGTTACAGTTTTTGTAACGGTCCTAAATATTATTTAATGATGCCTGCTCTAATTTGCCATGCTCTAATTTCATCAATATTTTCTTGAGACCCAATTATTGAACTGTAATCATCCATTGTTAATGTTTTACCTGAAGCAGATAATGAGATGATTTTTTCAGCTACATCATGTAAATCCATGTCTGTTTGAGCATCTTCTCTAGCATATTCGAGTAAACGAATAAATAAAGGAACATCTACTGAAATTATGTCTTTTGGGTTCATATTATTTCAATTTGCTTAAAAAAGCGTCTAATTCTTCTGGTTTGCTAGTAAAGTATTTTTCTCCACCTTCACCTTTAAGTCTGCCTTTAATTTGCATAGCAACCTTTTTTGGTCCTTCAGGGGAAAGAATTAAATTAGCAAATTCAATCATTTCATCATTTCCTTTTTCTGAGAATTCAAATGTATCAAGAAATTTATCTAATGAATCTCCTGCATTTTCGTATAAAGATTCTTCTTCTACTTCTTTACCTTCTCCAACATCTTCACCTTCTTCCATTGTATAAGGATCTTGTTCTCTGTTTTCGAATTTAGTTTCGTAACGCTCACCTAAGAAATGTTCAAATGCCGTTTCATATCCTGCTTTTTCACGTGGGGGGATTTGGTTAATTGCTCCAATTCCTACAATTCCCCCAATCATTGATTCGTTTAAAGATTTTTTATCTTCATCCTCAATTTCTTTATTGATAACAGCCGCATATTCGCTTTCAGTGATTACACCTGCTATCATTTGCATACGTAATTGTTCTTTTGTCATTTTGTATATTTTGTTATAAATATTATAAACCTTTTGTTTCTACGGTTTTTTTCAATTTCTCCAAATATAATATAGCATCCATATGCTCTTGTTTGGCATGTTCAATCCATTCTAAAATAGATAAATCTTCACGATCTAAATCTGTATTATATTTTGCTTTACCAAAAGCTGCTCTATCAACAAATTGGTCTATAATAGAATCTACAATAGAATCGGTTCTTTTAATTGTTCGAGTAAGTAGTGATTCGAATTTTTGTCTTCCAACGTCTGAGTTTCTTGTCATTTTTTTAATAGCTTTTCTGTTTCTTTGTCATCAACACCCATTTTCCAAAGAATATCTCGTAAACCGTATACTCTTAGGATGTCAATATATTCTTCGGCTTCACCTAAACCGCATTCAAAATATTTCGCTACGTACTCTACCAAAGTAGCAGGCTGTTTTTTGTTTCTTGACTTGATATACTTCAAGAATACTTTTGTTTTCGGAATCATCTCTCTATAAATTTGATATGTTTGTTGTTTGTTCTCGTAAGGTAGAGTTTGAACATAATTTGCCAATTCAACATAAGCTATATTCATAGATACATATCGATGTATCATGTAAGAGTTCCATTTTTCCCACGAATCTTCCGAAATATTTTCGATGGGTGTTTTATAGAGGGTGATTTCATTCAACCACCCCCAAATATCTTTTATCTGTTTTTTAGACATCTAAAGTAATATCTTTATATTCTTCTCTCAATTCAGGTGGAAGTGAATCAGGTAAGATTTTTTTCGAGTCCAAGCAATAAAATACTGGGATTGGGACTAAAGCATCTTCATCTGCTCCTACTAAGAATTTAGAAATTTTACGGATCAATACTGCTTGTCCGAATAATTTACCTCCATCAAAACCTTCTACTGAAGTACTGTTTTTGAAGTCGATGTTCATTTTTGGTTGTTGGTTCATATTATATTATATATTTGTTTAGTTTTTATTTGGAATTGGTTGACCTACAGGATATGGTGCACCTTTTTTAGCTGCAGTAATAGCTGTTTGACCATTTTTTACAGGTACTGCTTTACGTAATGGGATTGCTGATTCATTTAGTGGACCATATACCTTAGATAATATAATACCTGTTTCTGTGGTATCAAAGATAATTCCAGGCATTGCAAACATATTACTTTCACTTGTTGATGGTTTACTCATATCAATAGTAAATTTACGGTTCACCGGGTGCATCATTTCCCATTGTTTAGTTTGTGGATTAAATTGTGGTACATAAGCTGTTGAATCGTAGTACCAGAAGAAAGACCATACTGTATTATATGTTCCATCAGGTGTTTGGAAGTTTTTATGTGTATTAAAAGCTCCATAAGTATCACTATTTCCATACATGGCTGCACTAGCAAGTGATGGGCCTGTTAATACCGGACAAATAGCACATCCCTCATCATATTCAACTCCTTGTACTATAATTTTTTTACCTGTTGGGATTGCAGCTGATGCTCCACAAAATGCAAATTGTCCTTCATGGATTTTTAAAGCTTTTGCTTCAGATAAATCGGTTGTTTTTGATACTTTTACTGTTTCATTAGTGCAGCTGAATAACATTGCTGCTGAGATAATTGTTAATAATACTTTTTTCATAATTTTAATTTTTAGTTGTTTTTTCTTTTTTATATTCTATAAAATCAGATATAAATCCTGCTGCTACTATTATATTCATTCCAAGTGACATTATTACTTCATGTATGTCAGCATAAATTGTTGTCATTAGGTGGATATGCCCTATTGTCCAGAAAGGTACGGCTAAATTTTGGGATACCCACGAAAGACTGTATTTTAGGAAATGTTTCATATTGCGTCTATAATTTTAGCAATTGCACTCATCACATTAATTTCTTTATCTATTCGGAAATTTGCTTGATACAAATGCTCATTTAAAATAATTGCTACAGATCCTTCTTTACCAGGAGCGTATTTTGGACTATATTCAAATAGTGAACGGTATAGTTCCTCAAAATCCTTAACGTTTGAATCTGCTATAATTTGTCTAATAGTAAGCCATTTTTTACTACCTGCTAACTCTTTCAATACATCTTTGATATAGTTGTTTGAAGTCAAAACAGTTCCATCAAGTACAACAGCATCATCCTTTACAGACATTTGAATTACATTCAACATTTTTCTCATGTCAGGGTAGTACTGTAGAATCAATGATTTGATATCTTCTTGTTCGTACGACAAATCTAATTGATCAGCTAAAATCCAAGTTAAATGGTTGTACACATCCATTTTTGTTGGTGGTACAATTTTAAGTACCTGGCAACGTGATTGGAGTGGATCAATAATTCGCTCAATGAAATTACAAGTTAAGATAAATCGAGTTGAACGGGAAAATGTTTCAATTACATTTCGAAGTGCGGCTTGTCCCTGGATTGTGATAAAATCTGCTTCATCTAGGATTACTACTTTAATACCTTTCCAAGATGCAGCACTAGCGAATCCTTTTACTTTCTCTCGAATAGTATCGATTCCGTTTTCATCAGATGCGTTTATATAAAGATAATCGCAATCTAAATTTTTAACAATAATTTTAGCTAGGGTAGTTTTACCTGTACCTGCAGGACCGTAAAAGATAAAGTTTTGAATATCACCTTGGTCTAGGTACTTTTGGATTGTTTCTTTAACATTTTCGTTACCAACATAGTATTTCAGTTCAGTAGGGCGAAAACGTTCTACATATAACGTATTTTCTTTCA